CTGGTACTTTCGACCTCGACGTTGACTCTAATGGACGTTGGAGTGTTGAGAAGTTCAAGGGTCTCATCTTCCAGATGGAAAGAGATGCTAACCAGATTGCACAAAGAACTCGTCGCGGAAAGGGCAACATCATCATGTGCTCTGCCGACGTTGCGTCTGCACTGACCATGGCCGGTGTTCTCGATTACACCCCTGCACTCAACGCTAACCTGAACGTTGATGATACCGGTAACACCTTCGCTGGTGTACTCGGTGGTAAGTTCCGTGTCTACATCGATCCTTATGCTGCTAACAATGCTGCTAACCAGTATTACGTAGCAGGTTATAAGGGTTCCTCTCCTTATGACGCTGGACTCTTCTATTGTCCTTATGTTCCCCTCCAGATGGTTCGTGCCGTTGGAGAGAACACCTTCCAGCCTAAGATCGGATTCAAGACTCGTTATGGTCTTGTTGCCAATCCATTCGCCGAAGGAACTAATGAGACCAATACTGGTCGTATTAAGGGAGGTGCAAACCGTTACTATCGTCGTGTTAAGGTTTCTAACCTCATGTGATCTAAATACCTTCAGTGTGAAGGAAGTGCGAGAGGGTCTTCGGACCCTCTTTTTTTATCTAAATACAAATAAAAACAATGGCAAGTGGGTTTGCGAAACAGATAGCAAATAGAAATTTTCTGGCACCCGTTGGATTCAAATTTACTTTGGCAAAAGAACCCAAGGTTGACTTTTTTTCCAATTCATGTAGAATACCAGAAATTAGTTTAGGAACAGCACTCCAACCATCATACTTAAAGGATATTGATGTTCCTGGAGACAAGTTATCTTATGGTGATTTTTCTTTCAGATTTCTTGTAGATGAAAATCTGGAAAACTATATGAAAATTCATAACTGGTTGACTGGATTGGGATATCCAGAAACAACGCAACAATATAAAGATTTAACCACTGATGGAGATGGTATTAGAGACCCTAAAGAAGCATTTAGTGATGGTGCTCTACATATCTTAAACAGTAATTATAGAGATATTGCTATTGTAAAATTTAACGATTTATTTCCTGTATTTTTAACTCCACTAGAGTTTGAGGCAACAGATACGGATATAAACTACTTTACAGCAGAGGTCACTTTCAAGTATACTATCTATAATGTAGTAGCTGCTGACGGTAGAACACCCTTATGAATCTTGAACAAATTCAGGAAATGTGGCAGAGAGACTCTGTCATTGATCCCGATAATCTACATGATGAATCACTAAAAATTCCTCAACTCCATTCAAAATATTACACAATATATAATACTATTACGCTTCTTCGTGAAAAAGCAAGAAATAGTTACAATTGTATAAAACTAGAAAGGTATAACTATTATACAGGTAAAGCACCTGCAGAGGTATATGTGGAAGATCCTTTCCCATATAAAGTAAGAGAAAAAGACGCAATACAAAGATATCTTGATGCTGACGAAAATTTGACTATAATTGACTTAAAAATTAGATATTATGATGTAATGCTTAAGTTCTTAGAAGAAATCATAAAAACAATTTCCAATAGAACATATCAAATTAAGAATGCAATCGAGTGGCACAAATTTCAGGCAGGATTCAACTAACATGAACTCATTTCCACATCCAGAAGATAATGAATCAAATGAAGATGTTTATAATCAATGGCATGTTGAAATAACAATGGGTATTGATGAAATTAGAGCAATGTATGGAATATTTGATTATGCATATGAAACTTGGCCAGGTGCTCCCAAAAGACCCTATGAAGAGCAAGAGTATTTGAGATATATGAAAAATAGATTATTTGCAATGATTCTTGAATACAATATGGATCATTAATGAGTCAATAAATAAGTATAGGATCAACCTATATGCATGTCTCATTTGATTATTTCAAAAAAGAACGAGGTATATCTTCAGGTAAAAGCAGAACCACACGTCTACTACGAGTTAGCAGACCAGTTTACCTTTGATGTTCCTGGTGCAAAGTTTATGCCACAGTATCGTAGCAAATACTGGGACGGAAAAATTCGTTTGTTTAATACACAAACAGGAGAGATATATGTTGGTTTATTGGATAAAATAATTCAGTTTTGTAAAGACCACGGATATACCTATGAATTCGTAAATAATAAATTTTATGGTCTTCCTTTTGAAACAAATGATATGATTTCAAAAGAAGGTGTGAAAGATTATATGACTTCTGTCAGTAAATATGCTCCTAGAGATTATCAAATTGATGGAGTTTACGACGCCTTAAAACATAATAGAAGACTGCTGATATCTCCAACTGCCTCTGGAAAGTCTCTGATGATATATTCGATCGTGAGATATCACGTTGAACGCGGACAAAATACTCTGATAGTCGTTCCGACGACTTCGCTAGTAGAACAGATGTATAAAGATTTTGCAGACTACGGTTGGGATGTAGGTTCATATTGTCACAAGATCTATGCCGGACGAGAAAGAGAGACTGATTCTCAGGTAATCATTACCACCTGGCAGTCTATCTATAAACTTCCTCGTAAATATTTTTCTAGATTCAATGTAGTCGTTGGAGATGAGGCACACCAGTTTAAATCAAAGTCACTAATATCTATAATGACAAAGCTTGGAGATGCTAAGTATCGTTATGGATTTACGGGGACTTTAGATGGCACACAGACGCATAAATGGGTGTTAGAGGGATTGTTTGGTCCATCATACAAAATCATAAGAACAAAGGAATTGATGAAGAAAGGGCATGTTGCCACTCTTGATATTAATGTTCTTTTATTAAAACATCCTTCACATAAATTTGAAAATTTTGAAGAAGAGGTTCAGTATATTATTGGACATGAAAGAAGAAATAAATTTATTAGAAATTTAGCTCTTGATCTCAAAGGAAACACATTAATTCTTTTTGCAAGAGTTGAAGGGCATGGGAAACCATTATACGATTTGATAAATAGTGGAAAGGTTGATAATCGTCATGTCTTTTTTGTTCATGGTGGAGTGGAAACCGAGGAACGTGAACGAGTCAGAGAAATTACTGAAAAAGAAGATGATGCTATTATCATTGCCTCTTATGGGACATTCTCTACCGGAATCAATATTAAGAACCTCCATAATATAATATTTGCCTCTCCTTCTAAATCAAGGATCAGAAACCTTCAATCTATTGGTAGGGTTTTACGGAAGGGGAATAATAAAACCAAGGCAACCTTGTATGATATTGCAGATGATATCAGTTACAAGTCAAGAAAAAATTATACACTTAATCATTTAATAGAAAGAATAAAAATTTATAACGAAGAAAACTTTAATTATGATATTGTAAACATACCGCTAAGAGACTAATGGGAGAAGAATTTCACGCAATTATTAAATTAGTATCAGGTGAAGAAATATTTTCTCTGATTATGGTAGATGATGAAGATGAAAATCCAATTATCATCATGCAGAATCCTATCAGCATAAAAATGATTCAATCACCACATGGAAGTTTTATTAAAGTAAAACCATGGATGGAACTTAGTGAAGAAGATTTCTTTATGATTCGTCTCGATAAGGTTTTAACAATGACAGAATCGACTAATGAAAAACTTATTGAAATATATACTAACTACATTAATGATGAAGAACTAAATGTAGACATACCTACCGATGGTAAAGTAAAACCTGATTCTAAAATGGGATATGTTTCTACAGTAGAAGAAGCACGTAAGAACCTAGAAGATTTATATAAACTTAAAGATACTAAAGAAAGTTAATATTACCCATCAACCCTAACAAAGGTATTCTACTGAGATTTGGACACTTTGTCAAGTTGTGTTATAATGTAATCACTTAGACTTATAGTAAAATGTCATGCCTAAAAAGAAACCTGAACATTATGTGAACAATAAAGAACTCCTAGATGCAATGATTAATTATAGGAGTAGAGTGGAACGTTCTTACCAGAATACTTTTGGTGTTGATTTAAAAGAACAACCTAAAAAAGAAAGAGCAAGAAGATGGGAAGGTAAACCACTAATTCCAAATTACTTGGGAGAATCTTTTCTAAAGATTGCCACACACTTGTCTTACAAACCAAACTTTGTCAATTACATGTTTAGGGAGGATATGATCTCTGATGGAATCGAAAATTGCGTTCAGTACATACATAATTTTGATCCTGAGAAATCCAAAAATCCTTTTGCTTACTTTACGCAGGTTATACATTATGCGTTTCTCAGAAGGATTCAAAAAGAGAAAAAACAATTAGATATTAAAACAAAAATTATTGAAAAGACCGGATATGATGAAGTTATGATGGTTGATGATAGCTTGCTTTCTGGGGATAGTTCGGAGTATAATAGTATTAAAGATGCTATTCAGTACCGAAATAATAATCGATGAAAGTTGCCATCATTACCGATACTCATTACGGAGCAAGAAAAGGTTCCAAATATCTTCATGACTATTTTGAACTTTTTTATAAAAATGTATTCTTTCCTGCACTCGAAGAGTATGGTATTGATACTGTAATTCATATGGGAGATGCTTTTGATAGTCGCAAGTCTATTGACTATCAAAGTTATGAATGGGCAAAGAGAGTGGTATTTGAACCTCTTAAAAAATACAAAGTTCACATGATTGTTGGTAATCATGATTGTTACTATAAAAATACTAATAATGTAAATTCACCGGCATTGTTGTTAGAGAGTTATAAAAATATTTCAACTTATAGTGAACCAACAGAAGTTGAAATAGATAATCTCAAAATATTGTTTATTCCTTGGATTAATGCAGAAAACTTTGAAAGTAGTGTCCAATCTATTAAAGTTTCTAATAGCACATGTGCGATGGGGCACCTTGAGCTCAACGGATTTAGAGCGCATCGCGGACACACCATGGAAGAAGGTATGGATGGCGACATATTTGCGAAGTTCGACAAAGTGTTTTCAGGACACTACCATACACGGAGCGATGACGGACGAATCTTCTATCTAGGAAATCCTTATGAAATGTTTTGGAATGATGTAAATGATCCTCGTGGATTTACTATTTTTGATACAGAAACATTAGAACATGTTCAAATAGATAATCCATACAAACTTTTTCATATCCTTTATTATGATGATGAACCAGCATCATTATTTGATGCTAGAGGATATAAAGATAAAATAGTAAAAATTATTGTTCGTAATAAACCAAGACCTAGAGAGTTTGAAAAACTTATTGATAAAGTTTATAGTGCAGGTGTTCAAGAACTTAAGATTGTAGAAAACTTTGAAATTCAAGAGAGTGAAGATTTCAATA